ACAAAGCGGTGTTTCAGCCGTACACAGAGGTCACGCCGCCCACAGGCGACGTTATCATCAAAGGATTTAACTTTAACTCTAACACTTGGCAATACGAGCAGACGGTGCCTGTTGCACAGTATCAGCAACTGTCAATCATCACAGCCAATTTGATGAAAGACGTCGCGATGCTTAAGCAAGAAATTGCATCGCTGAAAGGAGATGGCGCTAATGTTTCCGAGTAAATCAGATATTCAATTTTTCTACGATTTAAATATCTACACTGTCGAAGACATTGATTTTTTCTACGAAGCCGGCTATTTGACGGAGGCGGAGCGAAGAGAAATTGTTGGTGAAGAAGAAAATAGCGAAGTAGAAGTCTAGCGATTGCTAGGCTTTTTATTATGCCTTGAGAAAGGGGTGAGGGAATGGGATTAATTGACAGGATCAAGAGTTGGTTTCCGTCAAAAAAGAATAGTCTATCCGATTCTAATCAACGGCGTAGTAGCCGGCTTTATTGGCAGAAAAACTCGATCTATTTAGACAACATTTACAACAAAATCGCAACAGACGTGGCGATGGCAAAGTTTAAGCACGTCAAAATCACGAGGATCAAAGATAAGCCTGACCAGATGGAATGGCTCCAATTTTCCAACCTTTCGAACGTTTTGACGTATAGCCCGAATGAGCTAGACACACCAATCGTGTTTTGGTCGAACGTTGTCAGAAAAATGCTACAGGATCAGTACGTGGTAGTCGTACCTTTTTACGAAAACGGCGAACTGGCAGAGTTAGAGATCGCCGATTCGGCAGTGATCAACAATGCAACCGTCACGCTATATATCAACTCGGAAAGATATGTGTTGCCAATCGGCAATGTGTGGATTTTTGAAAATCCGAAACAGAACCTTAGCGTCCAATTAAACCAAGTTACTACATTGATCGATGACGCACTACGAGCGCTCTCATACAAAGTCAATGAAAAACCGTCAACGCTGAGAGGTTTCTTGAAGTTACCTACTAAAGCCGAAGACGGCGAGTTGAAGAAAAAAGCACAGGATCGCGTTAAAAATATCATGGAAACAGCGGCAGACGGTGAAATCGGCTATTTGCAAAAAGATGAAGAATTTCAGGAGCTAAACAATACGTATGGTACAGCTTCGAAAGAAGAAATGGAGTTTTTGAAGCAACAGCTTTACAACTCGTTTGGTATCAATGAGGACTTGTTTACTTGTGACTACAATGAAGACCAGTATCGAGCCTACTACCAATCGGTTTTGAAGCTGTACATCCGCGTGATCGCAGAAGAAATCAATCGGAAATATTTTACGAAAACAGCCCGCACGCAAGGACAGAAACTGCTATTTTATGTGGATCTGTTTGATATTGCGAGCTTGAAAGATTTGAACGAGTTTGCCTTCAAGCAAAAATACTCCGGCAATATGAACAGCAATGAAATTCGCGAAATCTTTGGCTACGGTGCTTACGAAGGCGGCGAAATTTTTGAAACGAACAAAAACGCTGTGCAGATCGGAATTGGAGGGGGTGAGGAAGTTGAATAATGAACGGATAAAAGAATTTGTCGTCAAAGCTTCAGCTGATGAAGCATTTACATTCGAAGGCTATCTATCTACATTTGGCAATGCTGACCGCGTTGGGGATGTGATCGAACATGGTGCGTTTGACGACAGTTTGAAAAAGAAAGCTGTCGTGCCAATGCTGTTTAATCACGATCGCAATTCGATCATCGGGAAAATGGAGCTATCTGTTAACTCCGTTGGTCTGTATGTCACGGCATACCTTGCCGAAAATATCCAAAAAGCGCAAGAAGTGTACGAACTGTTAAAATTTGGCGCGTTGGATTCGATGTCGATCGGTATGCGCGTGAATGAGTATGAGCCGATAGACAAAGCTGATCCGTGGGGCGCTTGGCTGATTAAGTCGGCAGAGGTTCTGGAGGGGTCTGTTGTCACGATTCCAGCAAACGATCAAGCAGTCGTCACAAGTGTAAAAGATGATACCGAAGACGTAATCAAGGCATTAAAGCGGGAAAATCTCGCTCTACGCAAAGAAAACTTAAAACTGAAATATGGAGGGAACTAATATGAATTTTGTTCAAAAATTGGAAAACTTAGCAAAACTAAAAGAATTGCTGGCGGGTAAGAAGAAACAGCTTGGATCAATCAGCAAATCAATTGATGCTGCGAGCGAAGAAGAAGTAAAAGAGCTTGAGAAAAAGCTTTCTGTTACCAAATCTGAAATCGAAGAAACTGAAAAAAATATCAGCGATCTGCAAAAAGAAATCGACGCAGACGAAGCGGCATTGAAAACGGTCGCTGAGGGGATCAAACAAAACAAAAAGAAAGAGGGTACTCAAATGAACGATTATTTAAAAACGAAACAAGCAGCTATCGACTACGCAACGTTGATGGCAGACGCAGGCAGCGCTAAAGAATTTAAGAAAGCTTGGGAAGCGAAATTGGTCGAAAAACAAGCGGCAGGTTTGGCGACGATCATGCCTAAATCAATTCTATTAGCAATCAGCGAAGCGTTTGAAGATTATGATGGAATCTTGAATCACGTATCAAAAGATCCGCGTTACGCTGCACGTTTCGTGTTACAAAAAATCAAAAACTTTGGTAAAGGGCACACTGCTGGAAAAGCCAAGAAAAATGCTGAATTCGCGTTCGAAGAATTGGTTATCAACTCTGCGACTGTATACACCAAATACGCATTTGACTATGCAGATCTGAAAAAAGATACGAACGGTACTTACTTTAACTATGCAATGAAAGAATTGGCAAAAGCGTTTATCCGCGCAGTTGAACGCGCAGTCGTCGTTGGCGACGGTCTTGCAGCGGACGATGATGACAAGATCACAGAAATTAAATCGATTGCTGAAGAAACCAAAGCCGAATTATTTGATACGCAAGAGATCGATACAACCGCTACTAGCTTCACAGATGCGCAATTAGAAGCTTTGGTGTCCGGTACCGATAAACTGTTAGCTTCCGGAACGCCAGTCTTAGTTACTACTAAAGCAATCGCTCGGAAGTTGAAATTAGCTAAAGATGCTGACGGCAAGTACACAGATCCACAACCATTTGCGCCAATTTCAAACACTGGCAACAGTATTCAAGGATTCACTGTTTACTGCTACGACTGGATGGAAACTGCTACGAACCCAATCGTTGGTTTAGCAAGCGGCGCGTATACGCTGATTGGTGACCAAGTTTCTGCGGATCGTTTCGACGAATACGACGTGACGATCAACCGCCGAGACATCGAGCTTGCTAGCGTTATGGGCGGACGTTTATCAGCCTACAAAGCGGCTGTTAAATTTACAACTCCAACAGGTGTATGAGCTTAATCAGCCCAGATTGAGGGGTGACACATGAAAATTTTAGACGAACTGAAAACGCTATTAGAAGTTGACGTTGAAGAGACGATCTTTGATAGTCAGCTTCTTTTGTATGTAAATTCCGGAATCGGGTATCTCGCTAATAACGGGATACCTGCTTCTCGAATCGATGAAAATGCTACGAAAGAAAGTTTTGTGTTCATGGCCGAATCTGACTATGCCGTATTGCTTTCATGGCTGCATTTGTATTGTTTGCAACGATTTGACCGCACACTGATGACACAAGGCAGTCAGACAACACTCAATTGGATCGATTCTGAAATGACGAATCTGCTGTATCAACTAAAAGTCAAATACGACAGGAGTGATCTGAATGAAGTCTAGTCGGACTGCTATCACGATCGCTTACAATCGGCGCGTTGAGGTCGAAGCTGGTGTGTGGGAGAACGAGTTAGTCGAAAACAAAGTGAAGGCTGAGCAACAAGCAATCTATCAATCAAGACGAGATCGTGCGTTGGCAGATAAACAGACACTGACCGCACGTTTTTCTGTGAGAAGTCACTTGATCACGACTGAATTAGACTATGTCGTCTGGAAAGGTCGGAAATATAAAGTCAATCAAGCAATCGAAAACACAGACGATCACTTTACCATTATCGAGATTGGGGAGTTGATCTAATGGCGAAGAAATTTTACACAAGAGCCGAATTGCAAACGATTTTAGCAACTAATCCGCTCAAAGCGGAAGTTAGCTACAAAGACCGACAGGACACCGCAAGCCCAGAGAATTTTATCATTTACTACCCTGATCGCCCAAGTAGTCAAACAACGGCTGATGATAAGATCCACATGCGAAAAATTCTAGTCACAGTCGTTCATTTTCACAAGAAGAAACTCGATTCAATCAGTGAGTTGATGGCAGAGACATTTAATTCCGTTCCGCTTGCAGGCAACAGCTCAAAACAGCCGGAAACGGACTACTGGGGCGATTATTACGAGTTTGAGTGTTGGACAAAGGGGGCTTGGTGATGGCTGGTAAAGTTGATGTCGAGATTTTTAAAATCGAGGTTGATTTACAAGCGGAAGTCCGAAAGGTATTCCCAAAAATCGGCGAATTTACGGAAGATGAAGTCCGGTGGCGCTCGCCGGTTGGTTACACAGAAGTATACGCAAATGGATGGACGCATAAAATCACTGACTCTGGCAGGTCGGTAACTATTTATAACAATGGTAAAAATAAGTCATTAACCCACTTGTTAGAAAAGGGACATTTAAGCCGCGGTGGCACTTGGGTACCCGCTCAACCACATATTAAGCCGGCTTATCTAATGGCCAAAAAAGAATATTTAGAGATGCTGAAAAACATCAAAATTAATCCAAAATAGGAGGAAATACAAATGGTAGCAAGACCAAATTATGATACACGCGAGGTAACGCATGGTAATGCCTTTGGCGCTTTTGCATCAATTACAAAGAACGCTACAACTGGTGATATTGAATTAGGAACACCAGCTATCTATACCGGTTTACGTGCGAATAACTTTGAAACAACTCAAGAATCAAATCCGTACTACGCGGATAACGTGGAGCATGTGCGTTTGAGCGGTGCTGAAACAACAGAAGGAACCATCACTGTTTATCAATTCCCACAGGCTTTTACGATTAATCATTTGGGTAAGAAAAAAGAAGCAAACGGCATGTTGGTCAACACTGGCATCAAGAAAAACTTTGTTTGGCAGTATATCGAGACTGTAACGGATGAATTTGGCGATGAATACGAAGAGTTGCACATTTTTTACAACGTGAAAGCATCTGCACCAACTGCTGGATCGCAAACGGACGAAGATTCCGCAGAACCAAAAGAGTTTGAAATTCCAGTGACGGCTAGTCCTAATCCGGCTGTGCTAGATTCCGATGGCAAACCTGTAACCGAAGCAGTAATCCGTAAAGACGACACAAACACAGCGCTGTTTGACTTGGCCTATACACAAGTAATCTTGCCAACCACACCAATTCCAACCGAGGGAGGCAACTAAAATATGCTAAAACAGGAAGTTACGTTTGAAGATGTGGAATTTATTACAGATGATAAAACCGGTGAAGAGCAATTGGTCGAGGTCGAAAAGACTCGCCAGTTGCGTTTTTTGTATACCGTAAAAACTATGAAATTGTACGAACAGAAAACAGGCCGAGACTTCTTTGATGATTACAATCAAGCCTTTAGCCGCCTGACAGGATTTTTGTTTAATTCTGGGATTGATTTTAAGAAAATCAAGGAACTCACCGAGGAAGAATCCGTCCAGTTGCTTCCGATGCTAACAGACCCAACCATCAACCACTTTTTGACAGACTTTATCCCGTGCTTTTACGCGGAAGTTAAAAACGGTGTATTAGTTCAAAACGAAGAAACGTCCACCGTTGCAGAAGATTCGCTTTGGTTTACTTCTTTAATCAATGTCCAATTCTTTTTGGCAGTCTTTGGGGAAGTATCCTCGAAGGACTTTGCCAAACGCAAAACTCAAACAAGAAACACTAAAGCATCAAAAAAAAGCTGACCTCGGTTGAGATATACCGAGGTATTTTTTTGCTCAAAATCGACGTGTTTTGGGCCGAAACACAGAATTTAAACTATCTCCTTTGGTTGATGGATGAAATGAACCGAAGCGAAGAGGATAGTAAGCCTAAAAAAGCTAGCAACGCGGCTATTATGGCGGCGACAGCATGGGAGGGGTGAGACAATGGCAGAAGAATTCGTCGGCTTAACGGTCAAATTTGGTGCGAATACGGTTGAGTTTGACAATAGTGTGAAAGGCATGAACACTGCGCTTACCCAGCTAAAAAAAGAATTACAGACAATCAATCAGCAATTAAAGCTTGACCCTAACAATGTCGAACTGTTAAACCGCAAGATGCAAAACTTCCAACAGCAAGCGGAGATTGGGGCTAAAAAGATTGCGGAACTCCGCAAAGAGCAGGCGGCGCTTGGCGATGAAAAAATTGGTACAGCTGAATGGCAAAAACTCGAAAATGAGATTCAAAAAACAGAAGCACAGATGCAAGTGGTCCAGCGAGCGATTGATAGCACGCAAAGTAAGCTAAACAGCATCACACCAGGGAAAATTGAGTACGTCAATCGGCAATTAGACGAGATGTCTCAAAAACTGGATAATGCGGCCGAAAAGGTTGGAAAGGTCAAAGAGGGCTTTGAAAAAGCCGGAAATGCCGTCGCTCCCTTTTCTGCTGCGGCCGCTGGGGGGCTAGCCGCTAGCGTGAAGATTGCCGCTGATCTGGATGAACAAATTTCAAAAACTTCACAAGTATTTAAGACTCAGGCAAAAGAAGTAGATAGCTTTACCAGAAGTGCTATTGATAATTTTGGTATGTCGGAACTTAGCGCTAGAAATATTGCTAATGTTTATGGATCAATCGGAACTGGCGTGGGTATCGCCGATAAAGAAAATGCTAATATGGCAACTACCCTAACGGAGTTAACGTCAGATATGGCAGCGTTTAATGATGTGTCACTTGACCGAGCAGCAACAGCTTTGAAAGGTGTTTATACGGGTGAAACTGAGTCTATTAAAGATATGGGGATTTCCTTATCACAAACTTCACTAGATGCTTATGCGCTTGAAAAAGGCTTAGGGAAAAGCACTTCCCAAATGAGTGAAGCGGAAAAGATTTCTTTGCGTTACCAGTATGTATTAGACCGAATGGGGAAACAAGGTTCAATTGGGGCTGCAACCAGAGAAATGGACAGCTTTAACGGCCAATCAAGAAAATTCGTTGAAAATATGATTGAAATTGGTAAAAAAATTGGTGATGTGGTTAAAGAAGCGATTACACCTTTCTTGCTAAAACTTAACGAGCTAGCAGAAGGCTTTAGAAAAATGGGTGATGGGCGAATACAATCAGTAGCTAAAGCATTAGTTGCAGTAGCAGTTCTTGCTCCGGCTTTGCTTGGAATAGCCAAAGTGCTTGGCGTGGTTCAAGGCGTTTTGGGTGGCTTATCAAAAGCAATGCTGTTTTTAAAAGACACCAAAATTGCTGGGGCGTTCGCAAAAATCTTTGGCGGAGTGTCAACCGGCCCTATCCTACTGGTCGTCGGGGCAATCGTCGCAGTAGGCGTTGCCCTGAAACAATTGTGGGATAGGTCAGAAACATTCCGAAACACGATGGCGGATATCTGGGAGAGCATTAAGACGAATATTACTAATGCGATTAAAACTATTACGGGCGGAAATGGACTTGAGGGAATTAAGGTGGCCTGGGAAAAAGTCTGGAGCTATCTTGAACCCGCTTGGACGTTATTTCAAGAAATAGTTGGTGCAGGAGCCGTTACAATTGGAGCCGCAATTGAAACGATAACAAAAGTATTTACAGGACTTGCTGATATTATTGCGGGAGCTTTCAGTGGAAATCATTTACAGGTACAAACTGGATTCCAAGCGATTTACGATGCTTTTGTGGGTTTTAAGGATCGTGTGTTTGAATATATTGGATCAATCGATTGGGGAGAGCTCGCTAAAACAGCAATTACAGGGATTATTAATGGAATAACAGCTCTCGGTAGTTTTTTATGGGATGCGTTTAAGCTATTGTTTAACACAACAATTGAGTGGATTAAGTCAGTTGATTGGGCAGCTGTGGGATCATGGGTGCTTCAAACGTTAATCAACGGAATCGTTGCCCTCAGAAGCTTCCTTTGGACTACTGTCCAGTCATTATTTAAAACAGCCATGAACTTTATTAAATCCATTGATTGGGCGGGCGTCGGGTCAACCATTATGAACTTGATTATCACAGCGATTTCTGCACTCGGTAGCATGGTTTGGAATACGCTTAAAGGATTGTTTACCACAGCTAAAAATAACTCGACTAACTCGATTGATTGGGGAAGCGTTGGGAACAAAATCATCAATATGATCGGCGAGGCTATTACTACGGTCGGAGGCGCTATTTGGGATATGCTACGTGGTGCTTTAGATACTGCTATGAGCAAGGCCAAAAACGTAGACTGGGGAAGTGTTGGGAAATCTATTGTGGACAGCATCGTTTCTGGAATCACTGGCTTAGGTGACGCAATTCACAACAAGATTTCTAGCGCATTCGAGTCGGCTAAGTCTTGGGTGTCTGAAAAATGGAACGCCTTGAAAGGGTCTGGCGACTTTAGTTTTAGCGGTAAAATGACGAACTCAAAAGGGCAATCAATCCAGCTTGCATCGCCAACCATGCCGATGTTAATGGCTAGCGGCGCAAGCTCCGGCACAAACCTAAGTATCACCGTTAACACACAAGGCAATGGTGCTAAAGCCATTGCCCGTGAAGTAGAAAAAATAATTGTAAGGAGGATTCAATCATGATACGACAAATTCGGCTTTATAACTCCAAAAACGATATGATTGATTTCCTCAACAACCTAGACTTTTTCGGCTTTAGCCCGGAAGGTCTGGGTGTTTCTTTTGATAATGATTTGTATGGATCTAATGCCACGTTTTTATCTGGCGGAAAAGCACTAAACGCCAAACAATTTACTATTAATATCCTGTTTGGTGCAGAAACCGGAGAATCCTACCAAAGATACAGTGAGTTTGTCCAATTTTTAAACAAGCCACCCTACCGTCTGTATTATGAGACGGACGCAGGAACATTCTATCGAGATTGCTTGCTAAGCGAACTGACAAAAACGGAGCTAAACGAATACTCAGTCTTACAAGAAAATTTTGTATTGGACTTTACAACACCGTTTTATCGATGGATAAGTGAATCTTATGAGCCAACACCCGATACAGTTGGCGATGGGAAAATCTATTTGGACGATACCGCTGGGAAACATTACTACACTTACCCATATGTATACGAGTCGGATTACAACGGGAAGAATGGTGTATTTACCATCAAAAATGAATCGGTATATATTGGGTCGAGTATCGGCTCTCCTGTAGAAATTACCATTTACGGACCATGTGTTAACCCTTATTGGGAAGTCTTGCTTGGCTCAACCGTTGACCAATCAGACGGCTTTAATTTGACCGTTGCAGAAGGCTATCGGCTAGTAGTGTCAAGCGTACCGACAGAGCAGAGAGCTAAGCTAATCGCTCCTGACGGCACTGTATCAAACGTTTACCAACAACAGGACCTGGCACGGTCAAATTTCGTGACATTGCCAGAAGGTCAATCAAGGCTAATTTTTCACAACGTCTCAACGGTTAAATTTAGATATAGAGAGGAGTGGGTGACGGTATGACAAAACAGCTCAATGTTTGGTTTTTAAATCGACAAGGAGAGATCACCCAAGAACCGGTAATCGTGGAAGATTACGATATCAACCGGGATTACATCACCCAAGAAAAAAGTGAATTCACGCTACCATCAACAGTCGCCTTTGAAAAGGGCGATTTTTTATTTGCCAAGTTTTCTGGCGGTAGTCGAAATGTCTTTTTTGGCATCATCGACAGCTACGAGGGCGACAAGGTGGTAGCGACTGACATTTACAACCTTGTCAACTTTGACTTCCCGGCAACACGTATCAGTGGCAGCAGTTTCGAATCACACTTTTACAATTTGATTAATCGCTATTTGGTGCAGGACGCCACCAAGCAGATGTCTATTTTGGATGTGGAGGTACGCACAAATACTGCGCATATCTACCAACCATCTGAGCCACCAACAGCGACTAACCTAGTCAAGTATGCGATTAATGCGTTTAAAAAGTACAACGTCATATGGGAATTTGACCGCTTTGAAAACGGGCGAATCAAAACATACTTGGAGCATATCACTGACATGATTCAGCTTAAAAATAACGTGTATGACTTCGTGAATTGGGAAGTGTCTACAACAGAAGTCGGCAAGAACACCGAAAATATGCTGTTGATTGTCAATAAGAACACGAACAATTCCGAAGGCCCGAATATCCTTGCGACGTGGTATTTAACAACAAATAACGAGGTTACCCAAAACGCCAATGACTCGGCTATTTTTAAACCGACAAAAACCAAAGTGCATATCTACGACACGACCGCGACAGACGCACCAAGCTACAGTGATGTGGCAAATAGCGAGTTAAAAGGTAATTACTACAGTCATGAGATAAATTTTGACATCAAAAACGAGTCAGAAATCATTGACTTTGAAAGTCTAAGAATTGGGACACTGGCCAACATTTATTACAACGAGAAGCTGTTTCAATCAGTTTTGACAGGATATCAAATAACAAGCAACAGCGATTTTATCGGATTGAAATTTGGACACATCAGAAGCCGATTATCGGAAGTTTTGGAATAGGAGTGATGAAATGACAATTACTGGATATCAATTTGACAAGATGAAAGTCACGCCAGAAGCGGACGCGATGCTTTATCATGCTTTAGCTAACAGGCAAAATTGTGTAATCACGGGGGTCGGTAGTGATTTGTCTGCGACAGCTACAGGTTTAAACGTATACCTTAATCCCGGAGCAAGCATTGTTTGTGGGCGATTATTAACAGTTACTAATCAAGAAACTCTGACAGTGCAAGCTAACACATCCGGGTATATTTGCCAGACCATTGATTTAACAGAAACAAACACAGCTACTGGAACACCTGGTAGCGGAGACTACATTGTCGCGAATAATCAATACCGGTTGGAAGTGGTTAATGAATTAACTCAGCATGATTTGATGAAAGATGGACAAATTTATACATTCCCTCTTTATTCGTTCGTTTCAAACGGAACAGCGGTTACGATCACAAAAGTCGTAGATTCATTTCCGAAATCAAACGACACGGGTTGGCAAAGTTTAATTGACTCTAAATTCCCACAATCTGTTAAATATCGCGTGAAAGACGGAATATTGTATATAAAAATCGTTAACTGGAATCCTGTTAATGCGGGTGGAATAATGGGTAGCATTCCAACGACTTATGGTTTCTTCCAACGTTCTCAATTTGATGTAGGACAGTGGTCTACGATATTAACTTCTAGAGGGCGTGTTCAATTAAATGGAACGACCGACACAGACCCTGGAAAACTTAGTTTTACTGTCTACACTGGGGGCGATACTTTTTCCTGTTATCTCCCGCCTATACCCTTGGGAGATTAGAGGTGAGTAGGTGTTTTGTGGCAAAAATTATTGGAGGCTAATAGCCTACTACTCGCATTAGGCTTTGGCAGCATTGGGTCTATCCTAATTGCGATTTTTAACAAGATTAACCAGTCAAAAGGTGAGGCAGAAGCGCACGCCAAACAAGCAAGAGACGAAACTGAAACTCGTCTAAAAAATTTGGAGTTTGCCAACGTGGCTTTGCTCCATGACAAAATCTATCAACAGTGTACGACGTTTATCAATTATGGATGGATTAGCGTGGACGACTTGGAAAACTTAGATTATTTGTGGCGTGGCTACCATAATCTTGGCGGTAATGGCACAGGAGAAATTTTATACAACAAGGTTAAAGCCTTGCCGAATAAGGATTGGCGAGACAAAGAATTTCAAAAGGAGGAAGAAAAGTAAATGCCGAAATTTAAATTAACAGATGAGCAGTACGCCATCATTAAGTGGGCGGTAGGACTAGTCATGCCGGGTTTAGGTACTCTGTTTGCGGTAATTGGTAAGACTTTGAACTGGCCGTTTACAGAGGACGTCCTAACTATTTGGACAGCCTTTACCGCGTTTTTAGGGCTGATTTTAGGTGTATCTAGCTATCAATACAACAAGGAGGAGTAAGCATGACGAAAGTCAAAGTACATGGCAAGTTTATTGTCAAAAAAGTTGGCGATGAGTTTGTGGAGCTGGACCCTTATTTAGAAGGCTACACACCCACAGCCAATCAATTAGCACAAGCGGGATTCGCAGAAGTCACCGAAGCCGGGGCTGTCAAAGAGTTTGACGGCTTTAGCGTGGGCGACTTTTTTGCATTGGACGGCGAGTTTAATGTCGTCCGCACGAATGAGATTTTTTGTAAGTTAATGGTCGGGGAGCAAATGGTATCTGTACCTCTCAACAAAGTTTTGGAGGTGGAGTAGATGGTAGTAAGCTATTCCGGGATTGCGGGCAGACGTGGGTATAATCCGACAAAAATTGTCATCCATAATGACGGTGGGAGCCAAGGAGCTAACGCGGCTTTTTATAAAAACTGGCTTGAGTACCATGACCCAACATTAGGCTACGCTCATTACTACGTTGGTAATGACGGTACTTACCAAGCTGAGCTTGATAGCAATTGTGCGTGGCATTGCGCTAACAGTACGGGTAATTGGGACTACATCGGATTAGAGGTCTGCCAGTCGATGGGCGACGAGGCTATATTTTTAGCCAACGAGCAAAAGACGTTTAAACTGGCGGCTGAGCTTTGCAAAAAATACGGGCTTAATCCGACAGTTGCCATTTTCCCGCTACACAAGGAGTTAAGCTCAACGGATTGTCCGCACAGATCAAGTGCCTTGCACGGTCAAGCGACATCAGCAGTCCGGCAGTATTATGTAAGTCAAGTCCAAAAATATATGGGTGGGCAACAATCCATACCAGCACCAGAAAAACCAAAAACTAAGGAGGAAGCAACAATGGTATGTCTATATTTAAGACCACGCAAAGGTGGAGCAGATTATTATTATTTTAACGGGATTAACACCGTCCATTTAACCCACATGGACCAAGTTAAAGTCCTACAACAAGTCTACAAAGCCAACAACGGCAAGGACATGCCTGTCTTAGATTGGACCAAAGTTGGAGAACCATGGTACCAACGGCTGGAGCAAGTGGCGCCAATTAAAAAATAAAAACAGCCCCGGGCTTCCGGGGCAGTACATAGATACGCAAAAAAATAGCCCTCGGGATTAACCCGGGGGCAAAACAAAACCCCGCCAATCGGCAGGGCTAGTATCCATTAAATACCGAGGGGCAAAAAAGGGGCAAAAAGTCCGATATAGTCTAAAAAGTGTCGGACTAACTACTACTATATAACCCACAAAATAGCTTGATTTTATCGGGTTTCGTATTCATGCGGATATAGCCAAATCTACTCAAGGTGAAAGATTCAGTGAAATAAAACAGCTTAAGGAAGCCTGTAATACCGGGCTTCCTTCTTTATTTATCATTAATGCATAGTCCAAAAGGGGCAATAAAGGGGCAATTTGTCAAAGACCTATCTCTGTTAACTTGGATGTAATGTCTGCTTTCATCTGTTTGGTGACGTGAGTATAGATTTTAGTCGTGATGTCAGAATCTTCATGGCCGACGCGCTCCATGATTGCCGTTAGTTGTATGCCATTTTCGGCTAATAGCGATACATGCGTGTGCCGGAATATATGCGATGTCAATGTTTTGTGAGCAAGGCCTATACGCTCTCCAGCTTTTACTAATGCACGGTTAAATGACGAGTAGATCATCGGTGTGCCGTTTTTTGTAACAAATACATAATTTCCTGGTAGGTAGTCCTTGCGCGTCAAGGCATCTAGTTTATTTTCATCAATCGATTTCTCCACCAGTTTAATGCACCTTGGTGTCAGGTTGATTGTCCGATTACTCATCAGCGTTTTTGGAGGACCCTTCCTAGCTGCGCGGAATCCGTCTCCGTAATCTATCGTCCCGGTGATAGATACGTTGGAAAAGTCCTCGCTAAAGTCTTTCGGTGTTAATATAACGGCTTCTCCTATCCGACAACCTGTTAAGTACATAAATTCTGCCAGTCTTCCCGCTCGATAGGTAGAGGGTCTACGGTAGAGTTCTTTAATTAGTTTTTCAGCCTCGTCTTTTTCGAGATATTTGTTGCTGATTTTTTCTCGTGTCGCCTCATCCTTCTTGGCATAGGAAATCTGGACTTTTTCCAATGGATTTTCCGAAATATATCCCATGCGATAGGCGTATTTAAATATATTGTTTAACTGCGATTTGATGCTTGCAGTATAGTCATTTGAGTAGTCTAAGCCATCAAAAAATGTCTGGAATAGCTTGGTATCCGCATTTTTCGCCAACGTCTCTTTATCGATTTTTTTAAAGATAATCTTCTGCTGGGCCTTGTATGCACGTATAGTAGAGGGACGTATCTGGTGTACTTTTTGATGGTGCGTAAACCATTCATCCACAAGATTGTAGAGAGTAATGTCCGACAGGGTAGCGGTTTGCTCAGCGGTCTCTATTTTCTCATTGAGTAGCTTCTGCGCCTTCTTCTGCGCTTGCTTGCTGTCGCTGGTCAATATCACTGACTTGCGTTTGTACCTCTCCGTATACGGGTCTTTATAACGCTCAATGTATTTAAACCTGCCGTCTGGTAATGTCTCCATCCACATTGTAATCAACTCCTATCATTGATATAATAGGCATAGCTAAATAAGCCTAGCCGTTTATTTATCTGAGACACGCTCGTTCTTGGTGGGAGGGGCGTGTTTTTTATACGTAAATTTTGTATGAGCTATCTGTTTGTGTAAGCAATGCTTTAAATCCTTGGTAGATGCTCATAAAAATTGGAATTATTGTCCAACAGAAAACAAGATAGATAAAGCCTCGTTTGTATTGCTTAGCATAAAACCACTGTGCGCCAAATATCCCCAAGAAGATAGCTAGGAATGCAAAAACAAACTTATTAACCAAAACAGGCTCATAAGCGGGGCTAACATTAGTGGTAGTCGTTGAGTGGCTTGCTGAGTAATTACTGGTTGACTTGCTTTTTGATGTACCCGAAAGAGGGTTAACTCCAACGGTAGTTTTGTTGTAAAGCTTGTTGTATGCAGCTTTCTTCGGGTCTTTAACCCATCCAGTACCCTTTTTGCCATATCCCGGAACCACGGCTGACTTAACAGCTCGTTTTGCCTTACCGGTAGTGCGTGCCTTCAAAGATTTTTTAACACTTGGCTTTCTAACACCCATTTTCATTGCCTAACACCCTCATTTCTTTGTTATAATATATTTGCCAACCTCATAAATGAGTAACCCTAGCCGGAGCTGGAACTCCGACTGGGGTATTTTTTTACATAATCACACGACCGATGACAAACAGGTCATCGTATTCATCCGCATAAAAATCGGGGTAGAGCCGATTGCCGTTTTTATCAGTATCCACATTTAGCGATACCATCCGCATCCGTTTATCTTCGAGATAAATCTTTTTGATGAAAGCTTCGTTATTAATCTCTATGGCGCCAATCTGTCCATTGCAGACGTCTTGCGTTTCATTGATAAAGACCACTTCACCATCCTCGAACATCGGCTCCATCGAATTCCCAGAAACGATGAACGCCATATCATACTTAGGTGGGGCACTATCGACTTCCACAGTCTCAATGACCGATTTATCATTATAGGCACCGCCGCCGGCTGATAATCTTCCGTAGATGTCTACCGTTTGTTTAACTCGTGGTTTAAGCGGTACGATTTTACCAGCGTCAGCTACGCCGTATTTTTGCTCTCTTAGTTGACGATCCGCAAAATTGTAAACTTTCGCTTGGCGTTTTTGATCGAGTTGGTTATAGATGGTGGAGATTGATTGGGTATTGTCTAAACTCATTAAATCTTCTGCTCTCATATTTAAACCATCAGCGATCTTTATCACATTTTCTACTTTGGCATTCATTACACCACGTTGCAAAATTGAACGGACAGTTGTGTATGGTAAATCTATTTTTTCGGCAAACGTTTTTACGTTGCCAAATTTTCTTTCGATTGTATTCTTCAATCTATCTTCTATATTCATCTTATTCCCTCCTTCCATGAATCTATTGTATCATACGATTTTTCGTATATCAATCAAAACAAATATAAAAAATATGAATTTTCGTATTGACTTGATACGAATTTTCGCATATAATTAAATCAAGGCAAGCGACACAGCCTTTAAAAAATATCTCGAAATACGAATTTTCGTATCAGAAGAAGGTGAGTTCATGTTGAGTAATTTAGAAGAAGTTCGGAAAGAAAAAAATGTTTCTTTAGTCGATATGGCAGATTTGCTAGGTGTTAAGTATCAGACAGTCCGAGAAAAAATTAGTGGTGATTCTGATTTTAAATTTGGTGAGGCGTTAGCTATTCAAGAAAGGTTCTTCCCAGAATACGAAATCAAATTCTTATTTACTAGAAAAGAACAGGAGGTTAACCAATGAAAACAGAAAACTGGAACGGTCACGAGATACGATTTGTCAATATCAATGATGAGTGGTGGGCAGTGGCGAAAGATGTTGCGGAAGCGTTAGGTTATCCAGAAACAAACGCTATGACAAAACGTTTAGAAAAAAGCGATTTGATGTCCGACAAATTGTCGGGTATGAACATGAAGTCGGTATTAGTTAATGAGTTTGGCATTTATGATGCTGTTTTCGGTAGTCATAAAAAAGAAGCTAAAGAATTTAAACGTTGGATTTTCGACATCATCAAAGAACTACGCCAGTCCACAGGGCTAGAAGGCTTCCAAGTGTTCCGAATGCTAGACAAGGAGCATCAGAAATTAGCTATGCAGAATCTAAAAAAGTCATTACGGAACCCAGTGCGAGTCGACTTTATCAAAGCGAACGTCATTGCGAATAAAGCCGTATCAAATAAGCACGGTTTCCCAAAAATGATTAAGAAGGCGGAGATGACGCCCGACATGTTAGTGGAGCGCCAAGAAATTTTAGATAGCACAGTAGAGCTTATGGGAATCAAAGATCGATATGGATTGAAGTTATCCGTTAGCGAAGAAATATATGCAAGTTTGGAACCGCAAGAGCAGACGGCTTAAAAAGGAGGTTAAACAATGAACGTACAAAAACTAGAGGTGACAATCACCGGCATCGATGAAGCGACCCAAAAGGTTGAACGATACATTGAATTATTGAAAGAAGCCAAAACGTTGGCAGACGAATTGGCTTCAGTGGAGTTTGAAATTACTTCTTCATCTCAACAGTGATCTTTTGACCACAAGAACAAGTAATTCCGCTAGTTGGGACTTTGATAGGTTTTTGGCAGTTAGGGCATTCCATCTCGACACCGCCAGCGTCATTAATGATTTCCTTTGCAAGCTCTTCAGGATTGCTAAGTTTTTTCATTAATCTATCAAGCCCTTTTATTTCAAAATTTTTACCCAATTTTTTTCACCTCCTTATCAATTATTTCAGCCGACCACTGACTGATAAGGAAATTATACCAAAAACAATCTATAAAGGAGGCCTAACCATGCAACCAACCCTAAAAGAACTCATCCATAGCGTTGAGTCAAAGCAAGTCGCAGCCGAGTGGGACCGTCCAGAAGAACTGATGATACGGTTCAACGGTCTGAAAAAGTCCACACTCTACGACTATCTAAAAGAGATGGACAGCATTCCAGAATTTAAACAAGGCATCATGCGTCCGGGCGTGACATTTATTCATATTGGGACGTTTATCTGGTATCTGCGCTGGAAGGATGCGAGCCGGTACCGGTCGAAGAAACCGAAGCCAGAGGAGGTATTGGTGTGAACTTAATGTACTGGCTAATCGGTGGTTTGATAGTCGCAATACTCGCTTGTTTGGAGATGATATCCGAGAGGAGGGATAAGGATTGAAAAAGGCACTCGACGCCATTCTGGTGATGACTACGCTGGCAATACTCGCCACGGTGATAGCTTTTCTAGCTACACAGTCGCTAAAGGCTGCGATGATATTAACCTGGGCGCCTGTAGCTGTTGGCGGAAGTTATGCGATTGGCAAGGCGAAAGGGAGAAACCAATGATACGACATACTGGAATCGGGAGAGTAACCGAGATGGTTGGCTTTACCCGCAACTTAAAAACATCGGCCGCTCGGCAGTCCATCGACAGTGACGTGGAAGATGGTGACACGGTACTGATTTACGACAATATCGTCGGCACCGTAATCCGCAAGCTAAAGTGTAGTGCGGTAGTTGAGTTTGACGGTGAGCGCACGGTAATTAGTTTGGATTACATTAAAAAAACTGACTCCGCCAGCAAGCATTGAGTCAGTTAGAAAAACATCTATTAAGGAGAGTATACCAAAATGCAAACAGAAAGAAAATACAAGATTGATAAGTACATCGAACTTGCCAGGCTGACTAAATCTGCCGACAAAAAGGAAGAATTTATCGACTGGGCGCATTACTACTTGGAATTGTCCGAGGCAGAGTTCGACGGAAAAGAACCTTATCAAACGAAAATTCCTTATCTTGACGGGAAAGAAAAAAACGAATTCCTGCACAAACCAACAAGAGAATGCTACGACGAATACGTGAAATATTGCAAAACGATTGGGGAACAACCCGTTATTCATGCGATGTTCAGCAGAGAGGTTAACAAACTTTTCGATATGCGAACTGGGAGTAAACAAATAGGCAGTGAAGTTCGCAAAGCTTTCCTGGAGGGGGCAAAAAAATGAAACTAAAAACTGACAACTTTTGCCAGCTTGTCTTATCGGATGAGGCGAAACTTGGCGAGGTATCCGTAGCCGGAAATCTGGTCTTTGAGTTTCTGCCGAATGGCAGTGTCTCAATCTATCAAACATCCGACAATCCCGAAACGGAAAAACTACTAGACGCAGCAGAGGAAAGCGTGGAAATCGATTCCGAGGAGTTGATTGTCGCACTAGAAATCATCATCGGAAAATTAAAGGAGGAACTATAACATGGCAACGCTATACGATCTAACCAACTCTTATTTGAGAGTCCTAGAGATGGCGGAATCACTGGATGACGGCACTCTAAAAGATACATTAGACAGCATTGACGAAGTGATTGACGACAAGGCGGAAAACATCGCCAAAGTGCTAAAAGAGTTGGACGGCCAGACCTTAGCAATCAGCGCAGAGATTAAACGACTGCAAGAACGGAAGGCAACATTGGAAAACAATAGTCGGAATCTAAAAGGCTATCTGCAAGCCGAGATGGAAAAGGTAGGCAAGGAAAAGATTAAGAC